CTAACAATTCCTTGACCTTTTCAGCGTCAAACTCATTCCTATGTGATACTCTCACAGCGGGTTGTCCGTTCTCAGCGAGGGCCATTGTTAATGTATTATTACATACCACTCTAGTCATTACAAACTTAACATCGACAGCTCTACCATATAAGTGAGGATTAGAGAATAAAAGAAAACCTTTTACTTCATCTCCACCAAATAAAGAGAACCCTTCGTTCACATCAGCTGTTGCAAAGACGATTTGACCGTCCTTCAGCGAACCAGCTGTATCCATCTTCATATCGCCAGCAGTTACGAAATCATTAAAGAAATCAAACGCCTCCGAGTTTTGGACCGGATTCCATTTTCCACCAACATTGGTAAGAATTTTACCATCTGTTTCCCTTACTAGGGACTGTTGACCTGTTGGAACCTTTTTTCCGTCAAGTTCTACAAAAGCTTCTACCTTTTTGACTTTCCAGTCAAGTCCAGCTGCTGTTTGCATTTCCCTTGGCGTCATGTCATCTTCGACCGGAACTCCAAGACCGTGCCAGGGGACCCCAGCAGATAGACGATACGCCATTTGAGCTTCGCCATTTACCATTTCTAATTCATGCATTTCTTTTCTCCATTTCTACATTACTAAAATTGCCAGCCCAAGCTTGAAACGCCTCGACTGACTCACTTTTTGTTAACCCAAAAGCTTCTCTCAAAACTTGTGGGGCTCCAAACATATTCATCTGACCACTTTCGCGGAGAGAATCTAAAAATTTAAATATCATTTCTTTATTCACAATTAAGCTACCTTTTTGAAACCGAAGTTTGCGACCATGAACTGATCACCAGTTTCATTGTCCATTACGATGTCACCAACTGATGTTGAGTGACCAGTTTCATAAGAGTGAACCGCGTCTGGCTCATCCCATAGATTGGTAATTTTGAATACGTGTTCCAGGTCGTTGGCCTGGACCAAATAGGTGTCCTTGTAGAATTCAAGGGCTGAAGGGTCAAATTCAAAAGAATCCCTGATATGCATTGTTTGCATTTTAGCTTTCCAAGCTGGTGATTTTTCTTCAGCACCACTCCAACCATATTGGTTTGGATAATCTTTTTCCGAAGCTGGGATCTTGATTTGTTTGACTGTAAAATATTTCATATTTTTTTCCTTTTCCTATTTAATATGTGTACATTATACCATAATTACTTGTTAATGTCAACACGCTAACTGAATTCTTTTTAAAAGTTTTTATACTCCGTCCCGAGTCCTGTCGTATGGGGCGGAATCCATGAAACAATGAGCAGCCTTGGAAGGAGGAACCATCATATAGAGTTCGTCGAACCCATAAAGAACAAATCCGTCCATTGGGTCAGTACCTTTTTCATATTCAACGAGGTCCCAGCCATTTGGGCAGTCGCCTTGATAGGTATTGATGTCTTCGATTAGGATTGTCTCTAGAATCATTGTTTGTCACCTTTTTCATTAATTAAGTGTATATTATATCCGAATTGCGTGTTAATGTCAACCATTCCTTTATAATATTTTGTTATAACGATATAACCTTTTGATATAACCATCATGCAGCTCGAGCGAAGACAAACATCTCCTTCATCCCATCATATATTTCCTTAATAGGATGCCATATTTCGCGTTCCTCTTCGTCAATACCGACGACATAAGGCTTGCCACATCTCGACCTAGTATATACTTCAAGATCATTAAACTGGGCAAGGTCAAACCAAACCTTACGACCGCCTTTCGACTGAGCAGTCCCAGCCTGTAGGGTGATTCCCATCTTCTTGGTGATATAACGGTAGGTTTTAGCAGCGATGCCACGACCACCATAGCGATGGTCAAGTTGGGTCATATTGATATGGAAAGCATCTTTGAAGCGTTCTGTTGATAGGTTGATATTAAGGACGATTTTAACCCGCTGAGGGCTTCTTCCATGAACCACGCTGGTGTCTACAACCGTAACGTCAAGATAGCCTTCCTCTTGCATTGAGTCATCAACCCAGACCTGTAGCTTGGAGAAAGAACCCAATTTGACCCAGGTATCGTCGTTAGCTTTGGTATCAAAATAGCCTAATGAGAACCTTTTCTTCATGTCGATTCGATCCAAGATAGTCACCTTTTTCATTAATTAAGTGTCTATTATACGCCATTTGCGTGTTAAAGTCAACAATTATTTCGGATCTTTTATACTATTTTGTTATAACGTTATAACCTTTTGATATAACGAACGTTATCTTTTGTGAGGTTCGACCCAGTTCTCTTCTAGGACCTGAGAGGCTTGAGTCAGTAGCTGGGGGTCAGCTAGAGATAGCACTTCTAAGAGATATTTCTTCTCATGTTTGAATGCTTTGTGGAAGAATTTTTGGTCATGCTTGACAATAGACTCAGCATTGTGAATTAAGTCAGCTACCTTGATTGTTTGAGACGCGGCTGGCCCCAAAGCAAAATGGTCTGCGTCCATCTTTTTACGAAACGCACGGTTCCCATCTCCTTGCTCGGAGACGTTTGTGCAATAATGGACTAGTTCGGCGACCACTGGACCGAATTGTTCTTTGAGCTCTCTAAATGTTACATCTGTGTCTTCTACAACGTCGTGTAGCAGGGCAGCTGCAATCATTTCTGGCGTATGTGAAACGGTTTCGACAATCTTTGAAACGCCGACTGGGTGCAAAACATAGGGCTCACCCGTGTACTTACGTCTTTGTTCGCCGTGTGCTTTGACAGCTACCATTAGAGCGTCATTGATTAATTTTGATTTTTCCATAGTTTGTATTATAACAGGTTACTCTTAAAATGTCAACCCTTTAATGAATTGTTTGTGGTCCTTCTGCAAACATTGTATCTAACATATCTCCACAATGTTCACTATACCCTGCTTTAATTATTTCCACCACCGTTGGGAATTCTGACAGTGTTTCAACCGGTAATGATTCTAATTCTAGATGCTTTTTGTGAGGAAACATGTCTTTAATAAAATGATTCGAGGCCCTCAGAGATTTAAATGAACATGCGTTTGTTAATCCAAATGGGTTGTTCTCAGCAAAACATGCATACATACGATCATCGTCTTTTCCTAGCTGATGACCATCATATGTTCCTAAGAATACGCCCATATTCTTATCAATTATTATGTACCGTTTTTTGTTCATGAATTTCCTTATACTTTTCTCTTACTGCTTTAAAGTGTTCTAAATATTCAGAAGTATCGAATTTGAACACTTGTGGTTCACTACCATCGACACCTATTAAAATTACGCCTTGTTCTATTTGTACACCAGTTCTTTCTTCAAAGGCCTTGGCGTAGAATGAGCACTGCATAAAATAATTCGTAATCCATTCTACCTTTTTTGGTTTCCTGGAAGTTTTAAAGTCTATAATAGAAAGTTTCCCTTCGTATTCCCCAATGACATCTACTTGACCAGCTGTCTCGAGTTCATCACAATAAAGGAAAGCCTCCTGAAACCATATATTATTTATATTCTTATCAATTATGGTTCTCATTTCGTCGAACATAAATAAATTTGAAGGTTGCTGACCTTCTCTATAATCTTCTTTGTTATCAAGATAATTTTCACAAATTTTATGTACAGCAGTACCACGTCGGGCTGCTTGAGATGAAATCTTATTTGCTTCTGCATGACCAATCCGGTCTCGCCATTGTTTAATAGATTCTTTACTGAGGATTCCCAATACTGTGGTTACAGATGGATAGGCTTCGCCGGTAGGAGTGAAATATCTTCTTCCTTCTTCGGTTGTTTTTCTTGTAATTGCGGGTAGATCTATCCCGTGTTGGTGGTGTTCAAATATCATAATATATCCTTTAATGTCAAAAATAAAAAGAGGCCGTATTGCAGACCTCCTTTCAGTAGTGTCTCCTTATGCCATGGCTGTATTTAAGCCAAATGAATGAGTAACTTTACTCGTTGGTTGTTGTTGTTTTTCCTGTTTGTCCTTCGCGATAATGTATTCCTTTACGAGGCCTGAGCGAACAATGTCCTCGATTCCAAATTTTACAGTTCTGAATGAAGGAATACGATTTAAAACTTTTATAAATGTTTTTAAACCACTTATATCATTCCTATTGCGAGAACTTTCCAGGTCATCTTGTCTTGTATCTCCGCAGAATATAATCTTTGAAGATTCTCCCACACGAGTAATAATACTATCCAACTCGTGATAAGTCATTGACTGACATTCATCTACAATTATAATAGAATTATCAAAAGTTAATCCTCTTACAAAAGATGATGTCATAAATTTAATTTGTCGTTTTTGTTTCATGATTTCCCATGCATCTCCACGACTAAATAAATTGTTAACAATGTCGGCGTAAGGTGTTGCATAAACTGCCTCTTTTTGGGCTTGTGAACCAGGCATAAAACCTTGTTCCCTTGTTTGTACAGCGGATCGAACAATTATCATTTGTTCATATTCCTCGTCTTGAAGAATATCCATTAAACCCATATATAATGCGCACATAGTCTTACCTGTGCCTGCCGTGCCAATCGCGGCGATATTATACCCTGCCTTATAGTTATCGAACATATCTTTCTGAGTGTCGGTAATCGGTTGGATCTTTTTCATAGTAAATTTGGAATTTTGCGTTCCTGCATTGTCCTGTTTAGATTTCCTCTTCTCTTTTTGTGATATACGACTTCTTGGCATATTTGCTCTCCTTATATACGAAACAATCAACGCATGAAGATAAAGGTCATTTCCAGTCGTTTATTTTGTTCCCTGTGTATGATTTATTTGCTTTCATCGATGTAAGTAAATCACGAAAACCTTGGTCGGGCTTCGCCCTTCCTAACCGCGCGCTATCAATCAATGGCGCGGAGCCGGTTATAACTTGTTTTAGATTTGGATTTGCTTCGAGATAGGATTCTCGTTCGGCAAGTTTGAGCATTTTGTCAAACCGTTCGCCGGTATCAGTATTTTCAAATTCGTAGATAGGCATACTTTTTATATAGTCCAATGAATCATATTTTTATTTATAAGAATTTAAACGGGAATTTAGACGATTTCGTCGTAAATTTCTTTCCACTTGGAGACTCTTATAATGTCAGGATTGTCGAAATACTGGTTGAAGTTATGGTCAATCAGTATTGATCTGAGTCCCATTCTGTGTCCAGTTAGAGCATTTGAAGGCTTGTCTTCTACCCATATACAGCCACTGTCTTTATAGGGTAATAATCCTTCGTCTTTATCATCACCGCAATCAAGACAAACAAGTTTTTCAAACACACCCTTTCCAAAGAGTCTTTCGAGGTTCTGTTCTCTTAATTTGCCGGCATAGTAATCAGTACTGAGACTAGTAATGCAATGAAAAACATAGCCTTCATCATGTAACTTTTTAACATATTTTATAGAGTCCCTTAATCCAGGTAGGAAACCAATCCTAGCTGATTCATTAAATTGTCTAACCAATTGTCTAGCTAATGTTTTGGGTATGTCAAACGTGGTAGCGACATCGTAGACATCTTCCACCTGTACCATATACCCATTTTCGTCCATAAACTTGTAAAAGCTGTATTTCCAGTCCAATAAGACCCCGTCGCAATCGACAAGAATCAATTTATCACTTCTAATGTCTTTCATATTATATCCTTTCCTTTAATTGTATATTATAACACACTTTAAAGGTAATGTCAACACGCTATTCGCCGTATTTTTCTTTTAATCGTCTTTTCCTCTTGGATTTGAATTTTTTGTTACGCTCTTCGCGTTGGCGTTTTTCATCTGTCTTTAGATTTTCCCACTCTTTCGGTTTGGGTAAATCCCTATAACGTTTGGCCACGTCATAATTTCCTTATCGCATATCCATTGGACTAGTAAGAATGCCTTCATAGGCCTCTTCTAGTGTTTTGAGTGTAAGTCCTTTAACCGGAGTGTGTGATATCATATGATTAGCAAGTAAATCTGCATCTGCATTTTCGATATCTTCCAGTAGACTAATGAAAAGACTTTCACGCTTTATTTGATTGAGGTTATCGTACCCACCACCTTTAATAAAGATTTTGAGTCTACGAGCTTCTCTATAAAGCATAGTCTGTGCATCGGTATGTTTGTTATAATTCCACGGAGGCGCGGAATCTGGTATTAAAAGCTCTATATCTTTATCATAGATAAGTCTTAATACTGTTCTGAAAGCTGGGTTGTCATGTTTTTTTAAGAACTCAATTTTACCCGGTTTCGTTTTTATTTTTGAGATTTCGTTAAGAATCTCTGCCATTGATAGTTTAATAGCCATAATTAAAAATCCTGTATATCTGTAATCAAATTTTTCAATTTCATTTTAACAAAGAAGTTAAATAGTTTTTCACGACCAACTTCTTTCTCTTTATTATATTCGTTGAGAATTTGTGTTGTATATTTCTCTGGAATCATTGTTAGGTCAATCATTTGTTTATTACGATTAAATCTAAGTTTTGTTTCCTCATCCATTGTTTCAGGTGTTTCTGTTAGGACCTGTAATCTTTTCTTGGTCATTGGACTTTGTCTCGTCCCGACTGCCAAACAATTATCAGGGCTCAATACATTGGGGACTCCGTCACCAACATCACCTTTTAAAATATGTTCCTGAATATATTTATCCGGAGCTGCATGTCTTACCCATTTCTTTAGAACTGGATTATATTGAGAAACATTTGCATATGTATGTAATTGGATAAAGTCTTTATCACCAGAAAGAATAAGAATCTTTTCAGACCCAGTATTCATTACAGTTCCATGTTCATGACAAACAGTCGCAATGATATCATCAGCCTCACAACGATCTACCTGCACAACCGTATATGGGAAGTTTTCATGAATCTCTTCTCTAATTTG